GTATAACCACAGCTCTGGGTTCTGCGTGTTTAACGACATGGCATGGGCCGCAAAGGAGTTTCAGAAAAATGGCATGAAGGTTATGTATATTGACTGGGACGCACATCACGGAGATGGTGTTGAGAACCTATTGGCAAACGATGCTGATCTTGTGACGTGTTCTATTCATGACTCAGTTATCTTTCCTGGTACAGGACTCAAGGGTCATACCCCTAAGCAGGGAATCTACAACTGGGCACTTGATCCTTCAAGTGGTGATGATGAGTTCATTCAGGTAATGGGTGAGATCGAGTTACTTGCGGACAAGATAAAGCCGGATGTAGTTCTTCTAGCTACAGGAGCTGATGCTCACCGCACAGATCCTTTATCTACTCTTAACTTTGATTACTACGGATATGACTTCGCAGCTCGCACAGTTGGGCGAATTGCCTCATCTTACTCAGAAGGAAGAGTACTTATCGGAGGAGCTGGTGGATATCAGCCGTTCGACCATACTCCCGCTATCTGGGCAAGAGTTGTTGATGCGGTATATGAAGAGGTTTCACTTTTCGCAAATAAGTGATACCATTGATATTAACTAGGGGGTTACGTTCATTTCCTACCTAGGGGTCTCCACGTTGATTCAACCCCACCGTGTCGAGACATCTTTTAATACAGAAGCTAGGCGTACCTATCCGCCTAGCTTTTGTGTTTTTAATGTACTATAGTACACATGGCAAAGAGCATGATGGAAAAGTTAGCGTTACTCTCCGAGGAGGAGAAGCAAGCTGTGCTTGCTGGATTCGATGCCGATCAGCTTCTTTGGGACTGGTCTGTCTGGGGACGACCCGAACAGCAACCGCCTGAGGGTGAGTGGTCGATCTGGCTTTATATGGCTGGTCGCGGAGCTGGTAAGACTAGAACAGCAGCCGAGTGGGTACGGCAGGAGGCACGTGACGCAAGCAAAGGACAAAAGCGTTTTGCACTTGTAGCTCGTACAGCAGCCGACGTACGTGACGTTATCGTTGAGGGTGAGTCAGGAATTATTAACGTAACCCCTCCTAGCGAGCGCCCACTGTACGAACCATCAAAAAGAAGATTAACATGGCCCAACGGAAATACGGCTACCTGCTTTACAGCTGACGAACCAGATTCACTTCGCGGTCCTCAATTTACACACGCCTGGGGCGATGAGGTCGCAGCCTGGAGACAAACTCCCGATGCGGCTGGAATGACAGCGTTTGATAACCTTCGCGTTGGAACTCGTCTTGGAGCTAATCCAAAAATTATGATTACCACAACTCCTAAGCGAGTTCCACTTCTTTACCAGCTCATGTCTGAGGCTGAGAAGACAGGGCGAGTAAAGATTACACGTGGATCAACCATGGACAACACCGGAAACCTTTCTAAGACCTACCTGGACGCAATACTTGGCGTTTACGAAGGTACACGTCTGGCAAGCCAGGAACTATACGGTGAGATGCTCTCAGATGTTGAGGGAGCTCTATGGACACAGGAACTTATCGACAAGGGACGCGACATGCAGTATCCGATTGGAACTCCGCTACGCTGCATCGGTGTAGATCCTTCCGTAGCTGAAAATCCACGAGACGAGTGTGGCATCGTTGTCGTAGCCTCAACCGGTGAACGAGATCTTTACAAGCGTCAGAGCTGGGTGCTTGAGGACGCGTCGATTCACGGCTCTCCTGATGTGTGGGCAAACCGAGTAGTTCAGATGGCTCGTAAGTGGGGCTGTCCAGTTGTGGCTGAGGTTAACCAAGGCGGTGCGCTGGTTCGTAATGCGATTAACACGATTGACCCAACGGTAAAGGTTCTTGAGGTACACTCCAAGTACGGTAAGGCACTTCGCGCCGAGCCGATAACCCTTGCCTATGAGCAAAGCCGCGTTCACCACGTGGGTTACCTTGGAGACCTAGAGTCTCAGATGTGTGCCTGGATTCCCGGTGAGGGTAAGTCCCCTGACCGAGTTGATGCGCTGGTCCATGCTCTTACGGCTCTTCTGATCAAGCCACCGGCTGGTTTTGTAGGTGGAAAGATCAAGGCTAAGTCACCAGCTCACCGAAGGATGCCGAGCTTCAGAGGCAAGGGTGGGTTCTCCGTCAGGTAGAACCTGATATAATTAACCTTATGACAAACACAAACATAAGGGTAGTAAACACACAAAACCTGAAAAGGTTAATTGAAACTGCCGAGGTACTTGGTCTAAACCAGTATCCCGACATAAAGAGACTCAACCTCGAAGCAGGTGCGTTTCACGTTCTAGAGCTTGTGCTCCTGGACCACAAGGGATTTGCCAACCGTGATGTTATTCACCACCGCGTAAGGGTAATGGCAAAGGTATGGCAACGCCATGATGAGCCACTTACACCGGCAGAGTTCCTGCTTGATATCCGTGCGGAGGACTGGGACTTGCTACTTGACGCCGAGTCAATGAACCGTGCCATGGATGAGATCCTAGGTCAACAAGAGGAGAAACACCAGGGAATGGGACGTAGAGCCAGAGCCCTATTTTCCTGATCTTCCTGATATAATTATCCCATAACGACGGAGGGATTAAAATGATAAACGTTCCAGGAAACCAAACCAAATACTACTATTCAATGAGTAATGGGGAAACCTTTTACCAGTATTGCCGCTCTGAGGCTGAGGCTGAATCATGGGCCGAAACTTATACCCGTAGCCAATTCCTTGCGGACAAGGTCATCACCCTGGTGACATGGGGAACAAAAGGCTAATCTTCCCTACCTACCTGATATAATTAATCCAAGGACAAAACGACGAAAGGACTTCCCCATGAAAATCAAGATAAATAACTTTAGAGGTTATCGGTATCGCAGATACGCGGTTGCAATGAAGTTCGTTGCCACTGCCTGGGTTATCTACTCAGCGATGTTCTTCTTTGCAGGTGAAAGCTTACTAACGTTCGTTGGCGCAGTTATCATGGGAATCCTAGGATTCTTCCCAGCCATGCTTCTTGCCGCGGCGATGGATGACATCGCGGACACCGAGTTCGCGAGCCGAAACTAAGGAGAGATAAACATGGACGCATTGTTTAGCATGGACATTTATGGAAGTATCTTTTCAATATACATACGAGATCTCTTTATGCTTGAGATCAACGTATTTCTGATTCTAGCGATTGCAGTGGTATTTGCCGCCGTCAAGTTCTACCGCTACAAGAAGAACATCATCAGACTTGAACCTTTACTTGGTGTAGTTAAATCAAGGAAGAATTGAGTAACGTATTTTCCCTTGACGCCAAGCGTCAGGAAAAGGAAGAACAACTTCAACCTGGCGAGCGCATGTGGGGACCACAGCACGCCGGTGTCGTGAAGAAACATGAACCAGAGGATTTACAAGAAGAGGAATAAGGAATATATTCTTCCCAAGGACGAATACGGAGGACCAACATGCTAGGTACTAATCAGCGTGAAAAGCGCTATGTCTATGATGCCTGTTCCTTGTGCGGTGATGCAAACGTACTCGTCTATGAACTTGATGAGAAGCTTATGTGTGCTGATGACTACAAGAGGCTCACGGCAAACATACGTTTCATTCAACACTGTGATCGTTGTGGTAGCCCAAGTGCGTTTCGTGACCCAGTTCACCGACGCAACGAGTACCTATGCGCCGGATGTCATGAGCAGGATGGATTTTTAATCAAGGACAGCGTAACTAAGCGAGCGCTTGTTGCCTTAACCACCGCGATCGGACGAACAGAGAAGCTTAGGTGCCATGCCGCTGGATACGGCAGTGACTGTGATAACAACCTAAAACCAAGAGGACCATGGGGTGGGAAGATACTTTGCAACAACCACGGAAAAACTCCTCCCAAGCCGGAAAAGAAAAATAAATCTTGAGCAGTACCACTTTGCTCAAAGAGGCAGGCGAGTTAATCGCTCGTTCGCGTGCCTTGCTGTTAGAGCGTGAAAATGAAGAAACTACGAAAGGAACAACAGTGTCAACAATTACACCTACGCAGGCCGCGTCGCTGTACACGGCAGGTAAGTCTGTCGTTGAGGTAGCCCAGGAACTTGGAATTACCTACGGCAAGGCTCGTAAGCTAATTCAGGAGGCAGGCACACCGATACGTAACACCTCCGATAGACTTAAGGGTAAAACCCGCAAGGCAAAGGTTATCTAATGAACAACCTATGGCTGATCCTTCGGGAGCTAGCCTGGCCTTCAATAATTGCCGCTGGCTCAGCCACCGTGGCGGTACTCGTGGCGCTCAGTTCCCCTGAGAGCGGCTCACTTGTCCTAGCCCTAGGGTTAGCCTCGGTATCATCGGCACTATTGTCTATGAGGAGCTAGAAAACTAATCATCTGTGGGAAACAGGCGCCTACCTGGTGCCTGTTTTACCCAGTCTATGGTATAGTTATACCTACGGGCTAAACGGCCCACTACGGAGAGACGAAAGGAACGACATTGTCATCCCTTCTTATCTCCGGCCCTATGCAAGCGGTAGAGGACAGGTGCAAACCTGAGAAGCATAGTGGTAGCAAGATACCTGGTGCGGTACTGCCAGGTTGTCCCATCCCCAACCTAAGGAGGCGAACTAGCGTTGCAAATCACAATACGTGGAATAGCAATGTCGACAGCGGCCTATATCATGGCACTATCAATGGGCGTACTTATGGTGTTAAACATAAGCGCCAGCTCGGCAACAACACAACTTACGGATACACCTCCTACCCCTGCGGTAGTAACTGATCCGCTAGTTAAATATAAGGGAGCTAAAACTCTCGACAATGACCAACTCATCGAGTTACTCGATGCGGTGGGCTTTAAGGGCAAACAACTAAAGGTTGCCTGGGCGGTGACCAAGAAGGAATCAGGCGGTCGCCCCGTAGCTCACAATGATAACACCGGCACCGGTGATAACTCATACGGGCTGTTTCAGATCAACATGATCGGAAGCCTCGGTGCGGACCGACGTGAGAAGTTCGGCTTAGAAACCAATGACCAGCTCTTCGACCCTGTCACAAACGCAAAGATAGCGTTTCACATGACAAGGGGTGGTAGCGACTGGGGATCATGGGGTCTAGGTCCAAACGCCTACGACGGTACGGCACATGAACACAAGATCACCGAGTTCATGTCGGAGTTTCCCAAGTCAATAGGAAAGTCTTAGATTAAGATAAACCTATGGATAATGAAACCTTAGAAAACAAAGATACCCCTGCGGTGGTCATCGACATCCCTGCGGCACCAGCTCCTGAACCTGTAGAGGTTGAGGAACCTAAGCCTGAGCCTGTAGTTGTTGTCGAGGAACCTAAGCCTATCGTTCCTGAGGTCAAGCCTGCGCCTGTCGCGGTAAGACCTAGTGAAAGCCATGTCGTTGGAAAAGGCGACAAGGATGATGTATACCTCGCAAAGTGTGTATACAAAAATATCTATGAGCGCAAGTCACTAACTATCCACCACCTACAACGTCGCCTAGAACAACTAGGATACAAGGACGTAATTGGTGACAAGGATGGATGGCTTGGAGATCTCACAATGATATCAGTTGAGAAGTTCCAAAAGGACAAAGGCTTGGCAGCTACTGGAAAGGTAGACGCTGAGACCTTTAAGAAGATCTTTGAAGGAGACTCAAACGTAAACGTTATTATCTAACGTAAAGCATTATAAAGGCCACGTATCTAACGGTACGTGGTCTTTTTTATTCTCGCATTACAAAATAATTTTTATTCTGAAAAATAGTTGGAGACGTTTTATAAAGTGTCTCTCCCTATACGGGGCGGTCTCTCACGTCCAAGGCACTTAACCTTAAGGTATCAAATAATCCGAATTGTACATCATCTTATCGCCGCAAAATGTACACATCTCCAAAAGAGTATGATACGGTATCTACATGCATACTCCAGATCTACCAAAGAGCGAGCAGGACCTGATCGCCACTCTGTCAAAGGAGAGTTTATGGAGAAGGGTTCAGGATCTTAGTGAGGCGGGGTGGACGTTGCAGTCCATCGCGGATGCGTTTAATCCACCGCGCAGAAGATCCACGGTTCGTTCCTGGGTAGTTAAAAAACTTCCGGAGACGGTCGTATCACTTGGCAACGTACCCGTTCCTCCTGTGAAGAAGCCAAGGTCCGTGAGACAGCGCCCTAGGTCTCCAGGAATTCCACACGATGACCAGTTGAGAATCGCGAGACTTTCACCGCTGGCTAGACGCTACCGATCTCGAACAACTCCATCCTCAACTTCCTTCACCGCAAACGTGGAACTTACAGCCATGGCAGGACAACTTTATCTAAGAGGTGTTACCGTGTCGGAGCTTGCCCGCGCGTCAGGTGTTACCTACCGTGCGATGAAGCGTCGAGTAGATAGGGCACTTACCTCATGAGGGTACTTCAGGATCTCTTTCCGGCGTTCAT